TCCGGCAGGAAGGCGCCGTCCTCGAACGGGGCCGGGGTCTCCTTCTTCGCGTCCGCGCTCATTGTGGCGTCGCGCATGAAGACGAAGTGGTCCGTCTTCTCCTTCACGAACGGGATGATGTCGAACATTACGAGGCGCGGCTCCATGATCCGGTAGAGGACCGGGAGGGCGACGTCGGACTTCAGGTATCTGTCAGTAGTTCCGCTTACCATGATTCATGCCCCCGTGACCCAGTAGATCGCACCCGTGACGGCGACGAGGATGTTCGAGAGGTCGCCGGCCTGGCCCGCGGCGACGTAGTGGAGCGGGGTCACGCCCGTCCCGTTGGCCGCGGCCTGGGTGAGGCAGAGCTTGTGCTCGCGAAGCGTGGCGGTGATATTCCCGTTGAGGGTCGCGCCCACGCCGATGATCGTGGCGTTCGAGCCGTTCTGGTAGACCTCGGCCTTCACGATCTGGTTGAGATACGGGAACTCGACGATCGCCCGCCGGTAGTACTTCCCCGCAAGGCGCTTGGCGAGCGAGTCGGCCGCGGCCGTGGTCGGCGGGGAGTTGACCGGGATGGTCGGGGTCGAGGTGATCCGGCCCCACGGAAGGCTCTCCGTGTTCTGGGGCGCCTCGACAGCCGGGATGCCGTCGAGCGCGGCGAAGGTGAAGTCGTTATCGTTCGCGATCGTGACGATGTCGCCCTCGTGGAGCTCCTCGGCCCAGGTGATCGTCGGGCTCTTCAGGCCGTCGGTGCCGTAGGCGGTTCCGACGGTCGGCGCCCCTTCCATCAGGGCGCACGTCTGTTTTACGCCGGTCGAGGGATACGACCCGGCGATGTTGGATCGGTTGTCGGTCATGGTGCTCTATCCCCTCCGCGGGGCCCGGATCCCGCCGGTGCGGTCCAGGAAGTCGCTGACGGCGCCGGTCGACCCGGACCCGCCGGGGACGCCGACGGGCGCGGCGCGTGCGGCCTCCGCGATGGTCGCGGCGTAGCTCTTCTCGGCCTCGATGGTCTCCGAGACGGCGGCCGTATAGGCGGCCTCGTCGAGGGCGTGGTCGTCGGTCATCGGCAGGGCCGTCCCCGCAACGAGGGCGCGGACGCGGGCCTCCACGGCCTCGTCGAGCTTCGCGGCGGCGATGCTCTCGGCGAGGATCTCCCGCGCGCGGAAGCCGGCGATCGTGGTCATGTGCTCGGCGATCGTGGCCTCGGCGGCGGCGTGAGCCTCCTCCAGGGTCGTGATCCGGGCGTCGCGCTCGGCGATCGCCTCCTCAAAGTTCGTGATCTCTTCGTCTACCATGTGCATCTCCTCCTCTTCGACGAGGACCGACCCGCCCGCGGCGGGCCTCGCGACCCAGTCGACGGTCACGGGCGGGAGCCCGTACTTCGCCGGGTCGTAGATCTCCTCGACGATCTTCCCCGTCCTCCCCTCGGCCGTCCCGGCGACCTCCCGGCCGCGGACGCGGTGCGAGAGGCCGATGGTCTCGGCGAGCTCCAGGATACGGTTGCGATACGTGGAGATCAACCGGGCCCGGGCATAGAGGCCCGCTCCGTTGGGTTTTCCCGTCTTCGGATTGATCGGGCCGACGGGGTCGAAGTGCGCTTCTTCACTCAGAACAGACGCGATCGCGTTCAAGTCGCCGCCGGGTTGTTCGCGTAATGCGTTCGGCCCGGGGTGGTTCCAGAGCATGTGCGTCCCCTTCCGGTAGATGGAGGCCGCGCGCGTCAGAACGCTCTCTGAATAATAGCGCTTGTTCTTCGACCAGCCGGCTTTAATCACGCAGACAGGGATGGTTCCGTCCGCCGCGATCTCGGCTTCGACGAGGGGCTGAAAGTCCTCCTGAATCAGGACTCCCGGGCCGTCACCACCTGGCGATTTCATCCGAGGAAGTCTCTCTGGTTACCCGACTTAAAACTATTGGAAAATCTAAGGGGGGTGGCGGGCCCGGAAGGGCCCCTCAGACGGTGTACGTCACCCGGATGCCGACGAAGTCGATCGCCGGGGCGCAGGTGCCCGCGGGGCTCGTCGTGGTCGCCGCGATCGCGACCCCGAAGTCGCCGTGGTTGATCATCGCAGGCGTCCAGGTCTCGCCCCAGAGGTCGCCCGCCGAGCCGTAGCGCGATATTTCGGGCGCGTCGATGGTCCCGGTCCACTTGTAGGCCTCACCGATCCACGCCCTGTTCTGTGCCGAGAGCCCGCCGCCCGGTTTGATCAGCTTGACCACCGCGTCGATGACGTAGTTCGTTGCATTGCCGTTGACCACGTAGCGCCAGACGTCGACGGCGATGGCCGTGATCGTCGCGTTCGGCGGTATGTTGAACCCGTATCCCTGCGCGACCAGGAGATGAGTAAGCCCCGCGCCCGGTTCCGTGGACGTTGCCCCGCCGTCATGCCGGATGATCTTGAGCGGGGCGAGCCAACCCTTCGTGCCGCCGTTGGACGGATCGGACCAGGCCACGTACGGCGCGGTCGGTTGCGACGCGAACGTCACGGACTGCGGGTAGTTGAACGCGTCCCGGACGCTCGTCGTCACGGTCTCCGTGGCCGCGACACCCTCGCGCCCGATGTACTCAAGCCGGGTGCCGTAGACCCGGTCCTCGACGACATAGTAATTCTCGCTGCAGTCGGTACACATTGGGCCGGCAGCGTCGCCGGATGCCCACGACCCGCCCATGACGATCGGGCCGTCACCGGAGTCCGGCGGGGTCCAGAGGTCGCAGCAGTACCCGGCCGCGCCGTTCGCCGCGCTCGGCAGGAAGAGGTATCGGGTCAGCGGCTCGAAGAGCAGGTCGGAGATGTAGCCCTGCTCCGCCGGGGTCGTGCCGACCGTGCGCTCCCACGCCCGGTAGAGCCAGATCCCCATCGCGGACAAGCCGTCGCGCGGCGCGATCTCGACGTAGTCGAACGGGCCGTTGACGATCAGCCCGTCGGTCATGACGCCGACGTTGCCATAGAGATTCTCGATCCCGCGCCAGACGACCGGGGTCTGGCCGTCGGCCCCGGTGCCCTTCCCGGTGCCGTTCGTGCCGACGACCGTGTCGGCGGCGTCGGCGCCGGTCAGCTTGCCGGCAAAGCCCGTGCCGGCGGCGAGGTCGACGATCCCGCGCCCGAGCACGCTCTGCGTGTTCCATGTCTGGAACTCGATCAGCTGCAGCAGCAGGATCGCGCCGCGCGTCCAGACGTTCATCAGGCCCCAGCCCTGGCCGATGTTCTCGGCATACTCGCGCGCAGCATTGATATTGAACTTCACGAACACGACCGCGGAGCCGCCGATGGTCATGCAGTTCGCGCCCGAGGCCGAGCCGTTCAGGTTCTCGCTCCCGAACGTGCCCGAGACCTGGCGGAGGATGAGCGTGCCGGCCGCGTCTCCGGCGGCCCATGTGCCGGAGGTGAGGTTATAGTCGACGAGGACCGCGGTCACGGCCGAGGTCGCGCCCGTCAGGGTCTCGCCGACGGTTGGCGCGCTCGGCCCTCCGGACGTGAAGGCGAGCGCCCGGATCGACCCATTGCCCGTGGCCGGTTGGGCGCCGGAGAATGAATGGAGGGCCAGGACGGTCGAGGCGTGGGCCGGGTAGTCGCGATAGGCGAGCGCGGCCTCGTAGGCCCCCACATAGATGAAGTCCCGCTCGACCCCGCCGCGCTGGCGGAAGGCCGGGTGGACCTCGAAGCCCGACTGGGGGACGGACGAGACCCACCAGCTATAGACCCCGGTCGCCGTGCGTTCGGCCTTAACCCAGAACTTCGGGATCTCCACCATGACGCGCCCCGCGCTCCCGTCGAGCGTGAGCCCGTCCCCGCGGGCGTTCGTCCCGCGCGTGACGGCCCCGGTCGCCGAGACCGTGACCCGCCGGATGTTGCCCCAGAGCATGTGGTTATCAAAACTATCGAACGGGAGCGATGGGATCGCGTTCCCCTTGTCGTCGATCAGGACGAGTTCGGTGTGGTTCGTGCCGCCGGCCCCCCGGTCCCACCGGACGCCGATCACCTGTTTCTCCATCAGATACCGGATGTTCTCGGCGAAGGCGATGTCGTCGAGGGCGCAATCGCCCCGGTAGACGGCGACCCCCGCGTCGTGCGCGACCGGGGCCCCGAGGGCCCCGTTGAGCGAGACGCCCCGCGTCAGGGTGTAGAGCGAGGTCGCGTCCATCGACTCATATCGAACAATCTCGTATTTGCCGGCGTCGTTGATGATGCAGACGTTCGGCGCGGGCGGAAGCCAGGCGGTCGTCGTCAGGTGCATCTCGGCCACTTCGCCGATGGCGAGGGGCTGGGTCAGATAGGCGTCGGGCGAAAATTCGGCCGGCGGGAGCATTTCACGAACCATTCACATAAACCTCTTGGAGAAGCCCCGCCGGGACGTGCACCGTATGGCGAGGGGCTGGGTCAGATAGGCGTCGGGCGAAAATTCGGCCGGCGGGAGCATTTCACGAACCATTCACATAAACCTCTTGGAGGAGCGCCGCCGGGACGTGCACCGTATGGCGGAGGGTCTTGGACTCGGCCGTGGTCTCGATCACGACCCCGGCATAGGAGACGCGCGATCGCCCGTCGTCCCCGTCGGCCGTTGGGAAGAGGCGCGTGGCCCCGAGCCGGACGGGGAGGAGGCCGGCGAGCTCGGGGTCGGTCCCCCGGAGCCGGGCCTCGTACTCGACCTCCGCGGTCGCGTCGTTCACCGTGACCGTGACCCGGGGGTCCGCCTGGGTGTCGAGCCGGGCGACCTCGTTCATATCGACGTCGTAGACGGCGAGATAGCGCCAGCGTTCGGCGACCCGGGCCCGAAGCCATCGGTACCCGGCTGGGTCGAGCTCGTGCGTCATGGGTCAGTCCGAGAGCCCAACGAAGGGGAGGTCCGGGTCGGGCTCGTCGGGAGGCATGTCCGCGCGCCGGGTGATCGTCGGTTGGCCCCGGGCCAGGTGCTTCTCCCACGGCCACCCGGGCCAGTCGTCGGCGGCCATCAGAGCCACCCCTTCGTCTTCGCGTACCCGGCGATGATGAGTGCGAGGCCGGCGCCGACCTTCAGGGCGTGCTCCTTCAGGAAGCCGCCGAGGCGCTCCAGGGCCGAGTCCGCGGTCCACCCGATCGTCCACCCCCAGTTATAATAATGGTATTCGCCGACGATCGCGTCCCGCACGGCCTGGGGATACCATACCGGGATTAAGTTCACGTCGAACTTGAGCGCGGGGTCGTCCGCCATCCACCCGGCCGTAAAGCCGTAGGTCATGGCGTGCCACTCGTTTCCCTCGGGATCGTTGCAGAACTCCGCCGCGAGCCCCATCCCATTCTTGAGCGCGGCCTCCACGACCGCGATCGCCGACTCGTTTGCCATCTCTCTCTTCCCTCCTTACGCTAAAATTTCAACCCTCCCTATTTAATAATGGCGTAAAATTCGACGGGTGCCGGGTTCGGGGACCGGGCGAGCATCGCCCGGGCCCGTTTCGTTGCCACCCGGTAAATCGTAGTACACCGGCACGCGATGTGGAAAGGAGAGCGCTGGTGCTCGACGTTGTCCTTCTGAAGGTGGGTTGTGAAGGGTTGGTCGAGGGGGATCCACTTCTGTGCCTCCTTTGCCAGACATTCAGCGTCGACCCGGTCGTCTCCCACGGTGATCGACGACTTCTCAATGGGGATCCCCTTCTTCGCGATGGTGTCCGCGACCTCCCGGCTCGCGGCCTCGTAGGCGGTGGCGGTCTCGTACGTGGCGATGAGCTCGGCCCGGTTGCGGAGGTGATGCTGGGGGACCGGGGTGCCGAACGCGGCATACCGGGCGACCATGCGGGCCGCGATCTCCGTGTAGGAGGCGCCCTCATAGAGCCCCTGGTAAACGATCCCCTTCATGATCTTCAGGGTCGTGGCGTCGATCTTCTTGATCTCGTTGAGACAGTAGGTCTTGAGGTATCTCTGGGCCGCCGGGTTGCGAAGGGAGAAGGACATGGCGTACCCAAAATCGAGGAGCCGGTGCTTGATGGCGCCCTCCATGGCCGCCATCAGGATCTCGCGCATGGCGTCGGCCGTATCGACCGCGAACTCGTCGAAGATCGTGATCATGAGCCCCGCGACGGCGTCCCCGAGCCCCTCGCGACAGACGGACTCGTTCAAATGGGCGCCCCGTTCGCGGAGTTTTCGCTCCAGGACGATCCGCTGATTGTCGAAATGCACACCGGCCACCCGGGCCATGCGCGACCGGAGCGGGGCGAGGAAGAGCTCGCGCCGGGCCACCTCGACCCGGACGAGGGCTTCGGCCGCGGCCTCCGCGAGGGCGAGGGTCACACCTTCCGCCCCCAGAGGTCCACGATGGTCACCGCGGGCGCGTCGGCCGTGGCGACGGCCCCGGGGCGCGGCCGGAACTCCCCGCACCATTGATCGCGCGAGACACAGGGGTAGCCCCTCCCGGGCCAGGGCGGGTGCCGGCGGCAGTCGCCGGTCCCGAGCTTCGCGTCCTCAATGGCGGCGAAGCGGCAGTCCTCGCACCGGGGCGGCACGGTCAGCCCCCGCCGGCCTTCGTCTTAGCGCGGCGTGTGTGTGAGAGCGCCAGGAGTCGCTTCCACTCCGCGGTCTCTTTTTCGGTCACGGGTGCGTGACCGGCGGGCTCCATCTCTGCTGTAAATTTACCCTTCATTCTTCGGCTCCTCCGCGATCACGTCGATCATGAGATACGGGCGGCTCATCATTCCGTCCAGGTTGACGATCGACTTTCTGATGATCTTCCACTTCTTCTTCCGGGGATAGAGGATCTCGTACTCGTCCGTGTTCATGTACCGGGCGGGCTCGTCGTTCCTGGTGAACGCCCGGAGGAGTACGCCCTTGTACAGGTGGTTCGCGTCGCCGACGGTCGAAGAAAAATCGCGCGAGATCCGGGCCGATAGCGACCACGACTGATAGCCGGCGTCCGTGTAGAAGTCCCCGACCTTCGCGGCCAGGAGGCGGGCCCCGGTCGTGTCGCCGACCCCGCGGAAGATCTGATGGCCCTCCTCGACGCGCCCGATCTTAATGACATAGTCGAGGTGGGGCATAACCTCCATTTCCATGTCGAAGTCGGAGTCGAGGGCCCCCTTCGCCTTGTCGCGGCAGTAGTTGTTAATCTCGTTGTGAAACTCCGTCTGGTACCCCAGGAGGGTGTCGAGCTCGATGTCGCTGATCTCCCCGTTCTGTTGGGCGAGCTCGTGTGGGATCCACTTCGGCGACTCATACAGGTAATCGCCGATCGCGTCGTCTTCTTTATCGCCCCACCCGGCCACGTCGACATAGCCCTCGTCCCCGGGCTTGAGGACGATCGGGGTCGCGCTCGTCTCGGGGTCGGTCGCCGTCTCCCCGTCGCCTTTCGGGTGCCCTCCCGGCAGGTCTTCGATCCGCGTCCCCTTGGGGCAATCGCCGGATATGCAGACGCGCCGGCCTTTGATGGTGCGCCACTCCGTCCCGGGATACGCTTCGGCCTCGGCGATGGCCGCGAGGGGCTCGAACCGAATCCCGTGGTCGCCGTCGACGGGCGAGGTGTGCTTGTTCTCGCCGTCCCAGATGGCGAACGGGATCCCGTCGGGGAACGCGGCGCACTTGAACCGCGTGGTCTCGTCCAGGTGCCGGCAATGGGCGCACACCGGGGAGTAATACAGGTGCTCGTGTGCCGAGTCGTCAATCCCGATCATCGTATCCCCATCCCCTTTCCGCGGATCCACCGGGTGTAGTGAATCCCGGGATACTCGGACGCCACGATCTGCATGGTCTCGTGTGTGTGCTCATTGCTCGCCTCTTTCTCGCCCATCTCTCCAGACCGGACCTTCGGGCGATATTTCGCATACAGGGAGCCCTCGGCGACCGCGTGCCGGGCAAGGGCCAGGTGCGCGTCGTGATCGGAGTACGCCGTTGTGTCGAGGGAGAAGACGTACTTCGGCGAGACGACGACGTGCTCGGCGATCCCGTGCGTTACGGTCATCGCGAGATCCTTATCCGAAAAGGAATTGTCGCTCGGGTGGTTGTGGATCGCCGTGCATCCCGGGAACTTCGCCGCGTCCTCGGGGTCGAACGGGACGCCTCGCACGTCCCCGGTCCCGTAGAAGACGGTCGAGCCGTCGGGGGCCACGACGAGGAGGCTCTCGACCCGGTCCTCGGCGTGCCATTCGGTGAACTCGTCGAGCCGTTTCCGCACGGCGGCCGGCCGGCCGCGCTCGTCGACGGGCCCGGGTGCCAGTTGCTCCGGTGCCGGTGCCGGTTCCGCCCCGAGCGTCGACTGGGCGGTCCCGGGGCCCATCGGGCCCGTGCCGGCCCCCTTGTCCTTAATGTAGACCCGCCGGCCGTCCTTCAGGGTGACCCACTTCCCCGGGGCCGTGGGATCGAAGGCTTCGGCGAGCTCCGCCTCCACCAGGGCCGTCCGGGCGACCTCCTGGAGCGCGGTCGCGACGGCCGAGAGCGACTCTTCGATCCCTTCTTCGACGTCGTTGTCCCGGGAGCGCTTCGTCGGCTTCTTCACGCCCTTCTTCGCCGGCGGCGCGTCCTCGTCGTCCTCGTCGGGCTCCTCCCCGCCGAGCTTCGCGGCCTGGGCCTGGCGGGCGAGCTCCAGCTCGGGCGGGTTCTCATGCCGTTCAACCTGGCGGGCGATGTCCTCGTCGTCCATCTCGGCGATCGCATCGTCGACGTTCGGGATGTTGAGGGCCCGCAAAAGCAACCGCTGGAAGGTGGCCCGGTCCATGATCCCGGCGAGAGACCCCGTGCCGGCGGTCGCGGCGCTGATGATGGCGGCGACCTCCGAGACCGGGTCGTGTTCGAGGATCGCGGGGAACTCGACCGTGACCTCGGCGACCTCTTCCCGGACGGGCCCGAGGTTCGCGTCGGCGGCCTCCTTCTTCGTCGCCTTCGTGCCGGGCGCGGCCTTCGCGGCCCGGGCTTCCGTGACCTCGCGATCCGTCTCGTGGTCCTTCACGACCCGGCGGACGGAGACGAGCACCTGGCGCCGGCCCCAGTCGTCGAACTCGACCTTGCCGGTGAGGGGGGCGAAGCCGTCGGCGAGCACCCGGGCCTCGACCGCGAACGACCCCAGGAGGGTGAGGGTATCGACCCACCACGCCTGACGGTCGAGCACGGCGAGCTCCAGGGGGCGCTCCATCGTCTTCGTGGTCGCGAGGTTCCCCGTACTGGGATCCCCGAGGAGGATATGCTCGGGGACGTCCGTGTCGGAGCACACCATGAGCGCGAAGCGGCGGGCCTCGTCCGCGCTCGTGGCGACCCCGGCCGTCCGGATCGGCTCCATGGTGACCCCGGGGGTCGAGGCGAGCGTGGACCCGGCCGGGATCGGCGTCCTCTTCTGGCGGTCGACGATGTCCGCGACGGCGCGGGCCGCGGCCGGGTTCGCCCCGGTCGCTTTCCACGCGAAGGTCGCGAGGGCCGCGTTGATGCTCGCCACGTTGCTCAGGTGTTGCGTGTAGGCTTTGCCCCACGGGATCCCCGCCACGATCGCCGGGAGGCCGTACACGCCCTTTCCCGCGCGCGGGAGGGGCGCGTGGTAGAGCCGGTCGGTCCAGACGACGGGCGTCCCCCCGATCGTCTTCGGTTGCTTTTCGGGATTATGCCCGAGCGCCGGATACCAGTAGGTTTGGCTCTTTCCCGTACTCGTGCCGTCCTTCTGGACCGTGTACTCCGTAAACGTCCGTTTCCAGTACCAGACCTTCCGCGGGTTTTTCGGGTCGCGGAGGTAGCCGGCGATCTCGCTGATCGGGACGGTCACGACCTCCACGGCGCCGAGCTCGTCGACCTGGCAGAGTAAGAATAAATTGCCGCCGATCTGGACCTGGATCTCCTTCTCGACCCGCCCCAGGTGGCCGAGCTCTCCCTGGTTTCGTTCGAGCCAGTCGGTGAGGACCGCGTTGACCTCTACCTGGTCCGAGGTGATGGTGACGCCCCGGCCCCAGACGAAGTGGCTCTTGACGTTGACGGCCCGGCGGATGAGGGCGTTCGCGTGGTACGCCTCGTAACAATTCCGCGCGGCCTCGCGGATCTGATCCACTGAATACTCGTCCTCGCCGTCGCCGAGCGCGAGGGTGAGGGTGAGGGGGTCTTTCCACGAGGCGTTCGCCGAGACGGCCTCGGTGAGTGAATCCTCGATAAACGTTTCTAATTCATCGATCCGTTCGGCGATCACCCGGTTGGAGACGCGGGCGGCCATTAGTGCCCCCCGCGGTCGCGCTGAGTGTTCCCCGGCCTCCGATAACGACCCCGACCCACCATTAGTGCCCCTTTACTTAGAGATCGCGGCGGGGTATAAAAAGACTTTTGGTTTATTCCTGGGGGTGGGGCGGGGCGGTCGCCCCCTTCAGGCAGACGGAGCACACGAAGGCCGACTCGCCATCGATCCGGCAGACATTGAGCTCCGCCTTCGGATACCCGCAGAGGTCGCAGGTCGTCTTGAGGGGGACGCCCCGCCCGAGGACGACGATGTCGACCGCGGGGCGGGGAAACTTCCGACCGCAGTTGGGGCAGGTGATCCGATCCCTCCCGGCGTCCGATCGCCAGACATACGAGCAATGGGGGCACGTTGCGATCACGGGATCACCGGCAATCGTCGCAGTAGCCCGATCCCGGGTTGGTCGAGAAGGGGTAGTTTCCCGAGCGCCCGCTCTGGCCACAGGACCGGCAGTTGAGGACCGGCCCGTGCCGGGCCTCTTGATCGCGCTCGTGTGCCTCCCGTTGCGCCCGGGCCCGCGCTTCGAGCGCGTCGGCGGCCTCGCCGTCGCGGCAGAACGAATACCAGTCGTTCGGATCGTTCCGGACCTTGTATCCGTTGGCCAGTGTCGCGAGAACGGTGGCGCGGTCGGGGAGGTTTCCGAACCGGACACACATATCCAGGAACTCGTCGGTGCGGTCGCCACAGGCGTACCATGCCCCGCTTGGGAGTTGATATTCGAGTCGCATACAAGACTACCGTTGGTAGTCTTGATTTAAAAATGTTACCGCCGCTTCCGCACCGGCTTTTTGTTGTCGTGGGCCCAAAAGTTCGGGTTTGTGGCCCTCTGCTGCTTCCAGTGGCTCGGGTTGTCGTTCCACCCCTCGTGATAGCCCATGTTATACGCCGAGGTCGTTCTGGCTTCGGTGTACGACACGCCCCGGATGCGGTCGAGCTTGCCCTGGCCGAGGCCAAGGCGGTAGTCGACCGAGCTCATGAGCTGTTGCCGGGCGAGTTCGCGCTTTCGCAAGGGGTATTTCCTCCCCAGGCGGGCCTTCTCGGCGTCGAGTGCGGCGAGGGCTTCCGCGGCGGCCTTGAGGCGCTCGTCTTCCGGGACGGACTTCTTGAGGTCGTTCCGGGTCATGCGGTACGTTACGCCGTCGTACGTCTCGCCGACGATCGCCTGGCCCGCGACCGGGTCGGGGTATGTGGTCCGGTTGGGTGCCGGCCGCGAGGACGCCCCACTTCCACCCATGGATCACGCCCTCCGGCGGATTGCAGCCACGATGCGCTCGAATACACTATCCGACAACCCCTTCTGATTGAAGGTTTTTGTCTTCACGTCGTACCAGACCTTTCCGAATTGGAGATCCGTGGCGAGCGCCCTGGCTTTGCTATTGCTGATAGCCACGCCGTCGATAGACGCCGACGAGATGTTGCCCGTCCCGTAATAGGTTACATCGAGGCCGTAGAGCGACCGGAGATCGTTGAAGTAGATCCGATGGTTGTCCCCGCCGGTCCACTCCTTTCCGATCGCTTTCAGGCGCTCCAGATCGTCCGCGGGCGCGATCGCCGCGTTCTTCGCGGGCGCCGACCCGGCCCCCTTGCTCGATGCTCCGTTACCTCCCATATTTGTCACCGCCTGGTTGTGTTCTCTTTTCTCTTGTCCGCATATCAACATTTCCACATTTGTCCGGGGCTCCGACGCACCGGGCGCACGCGAGCACGGGCTCGTCCCCGACCGCGGCCGGCGCGAGGGCCTCCGCGAGCTCGTCGCAGACCTGGCACCGGGCGCGGCCGGGATAGACGACCGCCGGCCCGAGGGCCCGGGGCGTCACGTCCCCGCGCTTGTGCTTCCGCTGGCACCGTGAGCACGTCAGCCAGGGGGCCGTCGACCGGGCGACCCATCGGTGTCCACATATCGGGCATACGGCCGTCTTAACCACCCCGGGGGGCCGTGCGGTATTCGCAGTTCGGATCGCACGGGCCCGCCGGAAGGGGCGTGCGCCTGGCGTTGCACCAGAGGCCGCACCCGCACCCGGGCATGGGGCCCCGGTGGGGGCAGTAGTCGTCGTTCATTGGTCGATCGGCTCCCATGTCCCCTTCGGCGCGACCATGGCCCAGATCTCGCGGCCGGGTTCGGCGGCGATCTTTCCCCGGGCCGGCCGGATCATGAGGGCCGCGGTCCCGTCCTCGTTCGTCGTCTTCGAGCGTGCGATCAAGACATCGTCCGCGTCGCACTCACAGAGGGCTTCCACGATCGCGATCGTGCGCTTCAGGTAGTCGAGCCGGAAGCGCCCCACTGGGATCGGGTTCTTGCTCTCGGCACTACCGACGCCGATCGTGTTGATCTCGTTTGCGAGGATCCCGGTCATGCCGACCTCCCGGCCGTGCCGGTGCCCGGACACCGATGGAGCCCGCCCCTGATGGCCCGCATCACGGCCGCGGGGTCGTCGGCGTGGTCGCCGCATATCCAGACCGCGGGGAGCCGGCCGGCGCCGTCGAGGTCGAGGTGAAACCATCCCCCGGCCATGAACTCGGCGGGCCCGGCGGGCGCGGGCTTGTTGCAGACCTCGCACGAGCTCACGCGTACCCCTCCCGCCAGGCGATCGGGCCGGGCCCGTTGCCGGTCTTCCGGTCGGCCGCGTGCGAGACCTCCAGGGCGGCCTTCGCCTTCGCGATCGCCTCGGGGACCGTGTCGCATTTGCCGGTGCGGTGCGCGAGCACGGGCCCGCCACGCCCCGAAGCCATCAGTCGTCATTGAGCAGATCCTTCGCGCAGCGGTTGCAGACGAACGCCGCCTCGCCGTCAACCCGGCAGACGTTCAGCTCGGTGTATGGGTAGCCGCAGACGTCACAGGTCGATTTGAGCGGCACCTTCCGACCGAGCACCTCGATCACAGGCGCGGGCCGCGGGAACTTCCGCTGGCAGGATGGGCAGGTGATCATCTCACCCTTTGCCCGCGTCTCCCACTCGTACCCGCACTTGGGGCAGGTTGCCATCTCAACCCTCCTTCACGATCCGGATCGCCCAGTACGGCCCGACATTGATCGGGGCGTACCTCTCTCCCGTCCGGTTGTAGTGGTTGAACTCGCGGGCCAGATCCTTCGCATCCCCCTCGGCGAACGGTTTGATCTGGCAGAGGCATTCGCTTTCATCGAGGACGGGGGGGGCGATCTTCGCGGCGCTTTCTTCTATCTCGGTCGCCACCGCCCACATCACACGCGCCCACTCACGGGCGGGCATCGGGGAGCCGTCCCCGTGAGTGCCGATTACGAGGTGGGCCGGTATCGGGCACTCCGTTTTGGCAGACGGGGCGAACACGACGCCGACCGGCCGGGCGCTGTCCAGTGTGCGGAAGGCAAAGATCGTGCCGCCGAGCCGAGCCGCATCCACCTTTTCAACCATTTCGACGAATTGGGTTTGGCGCTTGGTTGCTGTCATGTGTCTTACCTCCTACTACTATAGTAGTTAAGAGTATAAATAACTATTGGTAGACCACTCGTAGCCGCACTTGGGGCAGGTGACCACGATCAGTCGAGGATCCGCTTCCGCTCGGACCACGCGTAGTCGACCAGCTCGTCCACCGTCGTGATCCCGCGCTCGACCTCATCGGCGAAGCCGTCGGCCTGAACGCGGCCGTTGTAGACGTGGAACCGGACATTCCCCCGACCGTCGTCGCCGAGTCCAGGCAGAAAGGCCCGTCCCGGTTCGCCGCGTCGCAGGACTCGATGGTCTCGCGGATCATCTTCTTCGACCATTTGTGCGATCCCATGATTCAGTCCTCCTCTTCGGCCATCAGGCGCACCTCCAGCACCCGCACCGCTGGCTCCAGGAGGTCGGATCGCCCGTGTGCCGGCACGTCCCGACATAGAGGTTCGTCTCCTTTCCCGGGAGGCGCTCGGGCGCGAAGTCGGCGCACGTCCCGCACCACTCGCGCGAGAGCGCGTCCTCGGTTGCATCCAGGGCCCGGCGCTTCTCCGCCAGGTCGCGCTCGGCGAGCTCGATCTCCGCCGCGATCGTCGGGTCGGGGGCCCCATGCTCGCGCACGGCCTCCAGGCGGCCGAGCCGGGCCTCCGCGGCCTCGACCGCGGCGCGCGCGAGCTCGACCCGCGCTGTGTGGTTGTCGGTGATGGTCATTCAGTTGTCACCGACTACCATATGGTAGTCAGAGAGAAAAAGGTTTTGATTTTGTTTTCAATAGAGCGCGAACGAGAGGCAGAGGTCGCACATGAGGACCGCGTCGCCGTCGACCCGGACCACGTTGACCTTCTCGAAGCATCGGTCGCACATATCGCACGCGGCCCCGTTGGCCTTCTTATCGGGCCGGAGCACGAGGCGCCCCAGGGGCTCCACCACGGCCTCACGGGGCCGGCTCACGCGAGCGCCTCCACGAGCTCCCGCCGGGGCCCGTCCGGCGTCTCCAGGTGCACGAGGGGCCCGTCCTGGGGGATGAGCCGGGCGTCCCGTCTGACATATTTGTAGAGGGGCGAGACCTTCGCGACGAGGTCGGGCTTGTAGGGGTAGAAGTGCTCCGGCACCTCCCCGAGGAGCTTCTCGATTCTCCCGTAGCATATGACGGCCCGCGGGTGGATCCGGTCGAGCATCTCCTTGAGCCCCGCCTTGAACATCGCCCGCGCCTCGCGCTCGCGGTGGACGCCGACGGTCGAGACCGCGACCATGGACCCCTCGGGGATCCCGTCGAAACAGAACGAATACGTCTTGGGCCCGGCCCACGAGACGATCGGGATCACGGGGATCCCGTTCGCTTGCCAGTAGGCGCCGAGGAGGCGCGAACGGTAGACGTTATTCCGCTGGACGTGGATATTCCAGTCGCGGAAGAGGGAGAAGTCGGGCGAGAATATCCCGGCGAACGCCTGGATCTTGGGTAAATAAAACTCCGGCCGGCGCCAGAGTTGTTCAAATCGATAATCCTCCGTGTAGAGGTGCACGAACTTCCCCGCATAGAGCCGGGGCCGGCCCTCCCAGATCATGATCTCGGCCGGCGGACTCAGGAGGGTGTCGTGGATGATCGGCATTTCAGAATCATCCGTGACGTCGACATAGTCGAGAAGCCGGGTGTTCTGGGTGTCGAGCGACCCGCACGGCTTCACGCAGTTCCGCATGGCATAGCCGGCGCCCATCTACGTCGCCTTCTTCCTCTTCCGGGCGTCCGCCGCCTTCTTCCGGGCCTTCTCGGCGTTCGCCAGGGCCTTATCGATCGTTGATTCCATCGCCTTCACGGTCGCCGGCCCCCCGCCCTTCTTGGGGTAGCCGTACCGACTCAGCCACTTGAGCTGGTCGTAATAGAGCGGAGCGATGTAGCTCCCGTCCGTCTTTCGCCGCAGGATGATCCCGCGGTAGTTGTAATCAACGAACCCGTTTTGTGCGGCGAGCTTGCGCCCGGCAACGGTCGCAGTCTCGGCCGGCATGTCGCGCGCCGGCATCGTGTAAAACCGCTTCGATGTCACGGGGACGGTTGCCCCGCCCCCGGCCCCCTTGCTCGATGCTCCGTTACCTCCCATCTACACCCTCCGCTGATTTGGTAAATGCTCAGTCTCGCGAGAGATAAGAGTTGTTTTTGCCGCCGGGGTCACCAGGACGTGATCGGAGCGGGCACCTCGTCATAGACCGTGGCCTCGTATTCAATGTCGAGCATCAGGTCCGTTATGGCCCACACCAGGGCGTCGACACGATCCGGCGACCGCATACCCTGGCCCGGTACCCACTCTGTCATTTGATCTTCGAGCTCGGCGAAGACGCCGACGTGATGGACGAGCCCTTGAGCATACAGGGCGCTCACGGGGTCGGCGCGGGCTTCTTTGCTATGGGACGCCCGGACGGCCCGGTACGGTACAAAGACGTTGGCCGCGTTCGCGCACGTCCCGACCACATACCCAACCATCTCGCCGCCGTTGTTGACCTCGCCCACGACCTTGTTCGCCTCCCACCGGGAATAGGCGCTCACGGCTTGCGCGCCCCACTCCCCGGGCGTCCCGCGGATCGTCACGTCGTCGAGGACGTACCCGTGGCCGTCGGCACCGAGTCCCACGACGAGGATCCCGGTCTCGGCGGACTCCTCTCCGCTGGACGCTTCGGGGTCGACGCCGACGACGATCCGGACGAGCTCGGGGAGGGCCGATACCCGGTTGGCGTCGATGATGGCCCGGGTCCAGAGGGCCCCGGGGTTGTCCTCCAGGAGCTCGGCGTTCAATTCCTGCCGGCCGAGCCGCGTCCCCTCGTATTTCTTGATGATCTGACGGAAGAAGCCCGGGGCCAGGTTGGCCCGGTTGTCGTAGGTCGAGCCCCGAACGACGATGCAGAACGGATCGGCAACGAGATCCTTGATGATCTTGGTCGGCCGCGGCGTCGTGGTAATGCAGCACTGGGGGTTTTCTCCCAGGCGGAGGCCGAACTGAAGCATATCCCAGGTGTCGGGGTATTTCCAGGCGGCGAGCTCGTCGGCCCACGCCCAATGGAACGCGGGCCCGCGGAGCGCGTTCGGCTCCTCTCCCGAATAGAGGAGGGCCGTGGACCCGTTCGGCCATTCCAGCCGGCGCTTCCCGGGCCGGTATTCTGGCATGAAGTCCTCGGGACTGTCGGCGAGGATCCCCGAGACCCCCTCGACCATGACGTCGCGCACGTCCGCCGCGGTCCTGGCGACCATGGCGCCCCGGCTCCCGGGCATCTCCCGGGCCTTCTCGATGCACCACTCGGCGCCGCTCCGGCTTTTTCCAAACCCTCTGCCGGCCAGCATGAGCCAATACGACCACTCACCGGCCGGCGGGAGTTGGTTATCCCTCGCCAGGAGGAGGCGCCAGTCCGTCGCCAGCCTCTTCGCCGTCTGAGGGCTCAGGCTCTCTATGAACGGCCGGCGGAGCTCCGGCGGTAAAGACCTTATCGAGGACCGAAGCGAGCTCGGCGTGATAGTTTCGGACGTCAATGGGCCCGCCGTCCTTCCCGGTCAATTCGACCCGTTGCGCGGCATAGAGCCCCTGGAGCTTCGCACGTTCGCCCCGGACCCGGACGAGCGCGGCCTCCGCGGCGATCCGGGTCGCGGGGGTTTGCTCCGCGTCTTCGGCGATCGCCAGAAGGTTCGCCTCCGAGGCGTTCAGGCCGGCGATCTCGTTGGCGAGCGCGTCCTCTATATCGATCTGGGCGTGCTTCCGGCGTTCCGCGATAATGGCTTTGACGTCCCGGACGACCGTGGTGTGGTCGCACCCGAGCATTTCGGCGATCTGCCTCGTGGTCTTCTTCTTGCGGTACTCTTCGGCCACGATTGCTCTCCGGCCGGCTATCTCCGCACGTTTCTGTGCTTCGTTGCCTTTTCCGCGTCCCGCCATAGTGGTGCATTCCTATATGGTGCATTATTGTACGCCGCATTATATGCATTGTGATGCTTTCGCCCCCCTCCCGCATCGGCACGGCGTACACCCTCCCGAGCACGTCCGGCCGTCGTGGTGGGCCCGGGGGCATGTTGTGGAGGCACACACGAGGCAGACGTCGTGCCCGTCCGTGACGATCCCGCAGGGCGTGGTGTCGGTCATTTGCACACGACCGCGGTCAACCGTCGCCGCCATGCGATCTCCTCTTCGAGGTCGGCCGTCGGGACCGCCTTGAGCCAGCCGCGCCGCGCGAACGGGGCCGGGGAATACAGGTGTGACAGGTCGGTCCTGCTGTCGACCCGTGGGGGGATGTCGGTCACGGCGACCACCCGTCGGGCGTGTCTATCTTCCGCACCGTCTCGATCAGGTCGATCCCGTCCATCGCGCACGACTTGAGATCCGCGAGCCAGCCGTCTGTCTCTCCCGTCCGGATCATCTCGTCGAGGCAGGTGTCGATGGCCGCCGCAAATGCCTCCTGGAGCTTGTCGAGGTCGGGGGCGGTCACGGGCGGTCCTCCACGATTCGGAACGACCGGGGGCGGCGGAGCGCTTCGGCGAGGAGATCGACGAGCTCGGCCATTGCCTGTCTGAGGGCGTCGATGTCGGTCATGGTATCCACTGCCATCGGAGGTTCTCGTCCCCGAGCATTTCGATCCGGAAGCGGAGGGGGGTCGGGGTCTCGCTCACGGGCCAGAGGATCCAGACCATCGCCACGTCGCCGTCGACGCTCTCGACCCAGGACCGGGTCGTCGGGGGGAGTTTTTCATAGGCGATAACATCGGCGATTGCCTTCGTGAAGCGCTCGGCGCCCTCGGGTGCCGGCGGCGGGATAAACCCGGCCTCTCCCGGGTAGGTTATGGGTTCGGTCATGGCCGGACTCCTGCCGGGACGTGGACGCGCCCGTGGGCGAGCGACGGCGCATCCCCCATGATACGGAGGAGGACGACCGCGAGGAGGGCCAGGAGGGCATACCGCCAGAACGGGATCACGGTTCGGCCTCCGGTGTGTTCACGGAGTTAACCGTCCCGAACTGGATATTTACCGTACCCGCCCCGAGATCCTGGATAATGAACGCATGGGTCGGGACGAACTCGCCGGCCCCGTCGTTGACCCGGTAGTCGTGGTTCGGCTCGAACTCGCAACAGGTGACGCGGAGGGCCGGGTTACATGCGGCCTTGATGGTCCGCGGATACCGGGCCTTGCCGACGATCTTATCCTCTATCTCCAGGTCGAACTCGCCCGTGACGTGCTCGGTGTCGAGCCGGTCTTCAGTCAAATAGTCCATCTCGCGCTCCGTCAGCGCGATCGGTTCGGTGTCGGTCATATTCGTCAAGGCGCCTCAGTACCTTCTCCGTGTCGACAAAGCGGTTCATGCGGTCCCCCGGAGCCTGGCGATCGTGGCCGCGATCTCGGCGTGGGCGATCCGTTCTGCCGGCGAGGCCGTGAGAGGCGCCGGGGCGTCCCGGAGGAGAAGGATCTTCTCCTCCCGGAACCGGGCCAGGTCGGCGAGGTGCTCGGTGATCGCGTCGATGGTGTCCCGGGCGGCCGGGTCACGGGTCGCCCGGACCTCGGCGGTCAATGTCGCGATCGCGGCCTTCGCGGCGGCCACCGTGGCGGCCGGATATTCGCAGAGGGACGGGACGTCGCGCTCCGTCGAGACGGCCAGGAAGAGGGCGTCGAGGGCCTGGGATCCCTCGTCGCGGGCGTCGGTGTCGACCGTCATACCTCCCCCTCCACGATCCCGTCTATCCACGCGAGGGACGCCTCACGGTCGGCCTCGCGAGACGGCTCCACCATCGCATGAAACGTCCTGGTGATGGCCCGGGCCATGGTCTTGTTTGCGTGTTCTGTTTCGAGGGTCGCCTGGAACGTCCCCGATCGCAGTTCGTCGAGGGTCTCGGCGTGATCCGCGAAGTACCCCTTGAGCGCCTCGTGAATCTCCGCGTCCCCGGGAACGAGTCCATAGTGCTCGTACCACCACCGCCGGACCTCGTGGGTGAGCATCTGGAGGATCTTCCGTTTGAGGCCGAACTTCGCCACGACCCCCATCGATCCCTTTCCGACTTCCCGGAGGCAGGTTTCAAACCTCAATTTCCTGTTGCGCGCTCGCTCTATCCCGAGCTGGATCTCTTCTATCTCGATCCGGGCATCGTCCGAGAGCCCCGAGAGCGGGCGCCCCATCAGGAGGTCGTCGATCATGATCTCGCCCATCTTCTGAATGGCCCCGTAGCTCCAGTGTTTCTTGAGGAGCCGGTGCTTCTCGGCGGTGATCCTGAAATGGATTTGATTGGTTTTCATGTTCGCACCGCCGCGAACAACATGGTACATGGTACCATGTTTGATCTTCTCTTTTTTCCCGGAGACAACGGGGGCCGGAGCGCCGTTTTTTTTCTTAGAGAGAGTATATATAGATTGAAAAGCAATCTATACAACAAGCCCCCGGAAATGGAGGTCAGAGGAGGCCGAACGGCCCCCTCGACGGCCTGGGGTCTCGGGGCGCGGATCAAAAGATCAAACATGGTACCATGTACCATGTTGTTTTGGCGATCCCGAACGACTTTGTCGTGAGACGCTCCCCATTTCTGAGAGAGAAGTTGGGACATGGTACCATTCCACCGGGCACGGTGGCGGTTCAAGTCCGGCGATCGCACCACGAT